TGACAGTGCCGTAGACCGTAAGGCCGGATGATGTAAAGCGGGCGATTTCAGAGCCGCCGATAGCGACTGAGAGCGTGTTTTGCGCAGACGAATAGATGCCCACAGAGCCTATCTTTAGTGCCGGATCGGCGAGGTTGCCCCCGGTTAATGCGATCTGCCCGCCGTTGATCTGCTTTGCGAGCTGGCCGATGGTGGCCAGTGCGTGAAGCACAGCGAGCGGCGGCACAACGCTTTGCTCGACAGTTTCGATAGCGCGGTAGGTTTGGCCAATTGCTGAATGCAGCGTACCGATGGCCCCGACGACCTCAGAGAGATGGAGCGGCACAGATTGCGCCCAACCCTTTGCTGAGTCGGTATCGGGCCCGCCTGGCTCTGTGCCTTCTGCCCAAGCTTCTGCGGCAACGGTTGCATCGACTGCGGTGCCTGCCGCACTAACGGCCGTGCTGGCGCTGCCGGATGCTTGGCTGGCTTTTGTGGTGGCAACGCCTGCCGCGTCGGTGGCCGTTTCTGAGGCGCCAATGGCCTGGCCTGTTGCTATCAGTGTGTCGGCTTTTAACTGACTCGCCGTCGCAGCCTGCTGGGCCGCTTGAGTCGCGGACATTTCTGCGGCAGTGGCTTTGCTTTCGGTTTGCAATCTGTCTTCGGCTACTTCGGCTCGAAGATCGCCAACAATTTGCTTGTCATTGGCCACTGCGCTGCTGTCTTCGGACGCCTGCTGCGCGGATAGACCAGTCAGACGTAATGACTCTGCCGCCGCAAGAGCGCCCTCAGTGCTTACTTGAGCGCTGTCGGAAGCCGCTTCTACGCTTTGCAGTACAACGCCCTTTGCATCAAGCACGTCAGACTGCGCAAGACTCACTACAAGCGTGTTTTGCGCAACCGCTACACTGTTACTCTCAACGTCTAAACGACTGATCTGAACGCTCTCAAGAGCTTCCAGCACCGCTTCGCGATCTTGAGCAACAATCAGCTTGTCATTGGCGACGACTAAACGATCTTCGCCGGACTGGTTAGCTGCATTTGAAGCCTCAATGGCCGATTCATCAGCGGCTTGACTGTATCCGAGCGCCAAGTCGCGTGCAGGCTCCACTAGCGCCAAGGCTTGTTCGGCGGCCAACTGCGCGGCTTCTGCTTTTAGCCGAGCCAGCTCGGTTGCGCTCATGACCGATTCTGACAGAGCGTAATCGCCAGGCGTGGTAATGGTCGTAGGCGTGTAATCGTTAATGGGCGTTATGCTCACCGGGTCACCTCTATGCTTAGAACTACGTCGCCATAAATAAGCCGCTGCACGCGGCCGGTGGCCCAATGAACTTCAAGGTCGTACACCGCCTTGGAAAAATTGAGCGCGCTGGTTTGATTCGCCGACAATGCAATGCCGAAAATGCCAGCGGCCGCATCGTGAATGACGATCTGACCGTTTTCGCTGCTCATATCAAGAAACAACAGTGGGGCTCTGGCCGTAGGTCTTACCTGGGCCTTGATCACGGCACTGGAAATATCCACAGGCTGACCGTCGGCATTCCAAGACCAGCGCTTATCGTAGGTCGATCCCTGGTAAATCAAAAGATCATCTTTTAATGGCTCTATCACCGTGCGATCTCCAAATTTGTGCCGTAATTTTTCTGCATCCACCGCAATAAAGCGTTGTGGCGCAGCATCAATTCGTTGTATCGACCGGTGATGTCGAGCGTGTCGGCAACTTGCTCGGTATAACCAATGCCGGAAGCGGCTCGGCTGGCATCATCAGGCTGCTCGGGGGCAAAGGACAATTCAGGATCGCGGGCGTTATTGAGCAACCCGACAACGCCAACAGGAGGGCCGCAAAACTCGTCTTTATCAGGCGTGACATAGATCGGAATCTCTTTGGTAATGGTCTGAATCTTTCTAACGTCTTTACTAAGGCGCGTTTGCAGTCTGCCCAGTTCCAGCTGGTCGTCGATGCGTTGCTGGTACAGGTCACTGAGTTGCTGACTGTATTGCTCGGCAAGCTTGGCCTTGGTGGCCTTGGCCGAGTAATCGTAGCCGACGTAGAAAATGCCAAAGGTGTAGCCGGTCGCCAGTGCGATGCCGATCGCAGGCATCAGCAGGTAGCGCACAAGCGGCTTGGCCAGTAGGGCGACCATCAGTAGAGCAAGTATTCGGTGCGACGCCTGCCAAAAGCGTCTACGCGCTTGCGGGCAATCAGATTTTGCATTCGCGGCATCTCGCCGTCTTCGGCCAAACCAATGTGAATCCAGCTTGAGAACTCATCGATGCACTGATCGTAAGGGCAGTCTGCCATCAGCTCGATGATCAGTGCCTGACTCTGCGACACGGTAAAGCCGTGAATCTTGAAGTCTCCGCCCAAGCCTTTCATGTGATCGGAGGTCTTTGAGCCGCGCACTTCTTTGTTCAGTCTGGGCGATCGGTATCCGGAGGTGACGCTGATCGGTATGTCGCGGTTGTACTTTTTGCAGAGTCGGTCACGAAGTGTTTGCAACCACTGAGCCAAGCGCAGAATGTTGGGCTGGTACTCGGGTGGCACCGTGTTGGGAATGCTCAGTCGTGAGGCGGTTTCAGAGAAGAGAAATTCCGACAGTAAAAAGTTACTGGTTAGGCGCATCGTTGATGTCCTTTTTAGGGTAGTTGTACTCGTCCCTGGTGATTGCCTGGTCGCTCTTCAGAACCTTCGTCACTTTGTAATCGGCCGCGTAGCCACCGATAAACGCCATTGCGCCAAAAGTCAGAACCAGAAGAATCTTCTTCCAGAAGTCCATCTGCACGCCGCCAAAAAAGTCGTTGGCCCGGCGCAGGTGATCGTGCTGAATGATGTGTTCCTGTGGCGTCATGCCTAACGCGTTGTTGATTCGGTCTTCAACGGTGTGAGCCAGGTCCGCAGACAGACGCCGCTCCATGTCCATTAAATCCAATTGGACTTGAAGACGCATTTTTTCGGCAGCAGCGTTTGCGGCTTTTTCTGCAACTTCTTCGACCACCCTGCGAAGCTCCCCTGTTGATGCACAGCAATTGTCCAAACTCATAAACGGAACTCCGGCGATCGCTTGCGAAGAATAGGGTGAATTATAACCAATTCATACTTAGTTGTCAGTAATTGTGACGGCCCGAAAGCCGCCATGTCATCACGTAGGAGGCAGCCAGAAGTCGATATTCGACAGTTGGCTGGGTGTGGGTACCGGGCTTGACTGAATGAACTGCGCGGCTTTGAGGTGCAGCATGGAACTTCTAACGGCACCGTTGAGCTTGATCTCGTTGTAGGCTTGCTGCAGCTGGGCTTTGGTCATCGCGGTGTAAACCTGGCCCGGCTGCTTCCAGGTCAGCGTGTTGTCGGCGTTCAGCGTCGGCAGATTGTCAAACTGCTCGATCGAGCCTTTCATTCGGATTTCGACCGAAAGATTGTCGGCGTGAAAGTAGCCCAGGCTGGTTTGAATGGGCGAGACTTCCTGTGCGTCGCGCCAGTATTCGATTTGGTCCCAAGTAGCGGGCCTGTTGTCTGGGTTAAGTTGCAGGGATCGCTTCAATGGTTATCTCCTTGTCTAAGTAAGCTACGGCGGTAAATTTGAAAGCGTAAGTACCTGGAAGGTCTACCGAGAAGCCTATTTCGCCGTCGGTTACAATATTAATCTGACCGTCTGGCCATTCGACTTGAGCGCCTTCGGGAATGCCGGAGATGACGGCCTCGTCGGTGCCGTTGGCGATTAGCGGGGTACTGGTTGTGATAAGGGGCATCGGCTGCCGATCCATCAACAAACCATTTTTTACATAGTGCGTTGATGGTTGTAAACTTAAAACATCGTCTATGTATATTCTCGTACATAAGCTAAGTATTGGGGTTTTTTCTATATCCGTCGCCCTACCGGTAGTTATAGCTATTATTTTACCTGATGCTACTTCGTAATCTATTCCACACGTCATCTTGCTGCCCCCATTATAAGTACTTCGCTAGACATCATACCCATCCTACCTCTACCATTATTGGCATAGTATTCAATGTGAAATGTGTGTTGGCCAGGGGGTATATTAAAAACTAACCAACCGTTGGCAAAAGAACCAAAATTTTGTAATACCGTGCTTCCTCTTTTTATACGCATTGAGCCTGGCACACCATCACTAGAAAATGTTGCAAGACGAAAAAAGAAGATACAAGGTATTGTGTTAAGAGTATCCGCATGAGAATACGTAAAACTGTCGTAATTTTGCCATACACGATAGTTAGTGGATTGCCAATACCGAAATACCTGTCTTATAGTGTTTGCTGTAATCGCGTCCCCGGCAATCTGAAGCGTATCCACATACGCATCGCCGGTGAATATCTTGTTGCCGTCAATGAAGGTTGAATTAGGTTTGATCCAGTTGTTAACCCGAGTCGTGGTTGTGGCCGCCCCAGCTGCCTGATCTCTGACGGTTGTTGCCGCCGTACCTGCCACTGCGTTGGTGTTGGCAGAGGTGTTGCTGCCGGTATTGTCCGCGTTTGTTGGCGGCTTTGTGCCGGTTACTTCGTTATAAGCAACGGAGTCTTTATTGGCTAAGCTTCCTAGTCCGCCAATAGTAACGCTCGATGCAATGTAGCCGGTGTCCATTTCCACGCGACCCTTGAAGGAGCCCGTCGCTGCCGATAAAGTCCCTGCAAACGTGCCGGTGGCCGCCGACAGCGACCCTGCAAACACGGCGTTACCGGCAGCGTCCAGCGTCAGCTTTGGCGTATTAATGATCACCCTGGTGCCGTCGAAACTCACAAAGTTATTAGCAGCGCCCCCGAATCGAAACGCGCCGCTGCTGTTCAGGTTGCCCAGAGCATCAATGCTCAGCTTTGTATTGGCAAAGCTGGACGCGGTAAGCGCACCCTTGAAGCGCGCGTTGCCGGATGGGTCCACCTCAAAGTTGGTGGTCTTGATCGCCAGCTGGCTACCGTTGTAATCCAGAAAGTTGTTGGTCGAGCTGCCAAAATGAAAGCGCCCGTTGCTCTGAATGTAGCTGCGGAACGCCGTGCCGTCGTAATAGCCCAGGTAGCCGTCGGTCAGATTCAAGCCAACGCTGGCACTATCTTTAAGACGATTGGGAATGCCCGACAGCGTACTGTTCCAAATCGCGCCCACGGTGGCGCCATTTGCAGGCTTACCGGTACCGGTGACCTGCGTCGCCCAGTCGGCGCTGTTTCTGGTGGCAAGCACCCCTTGCCCTTTGATCGAGCGGGCGTCCAGTAAAGCGTCGGCAATCGTGACGTTGATATTTGAAGGCAAAGTAGTCACCAGACCAATAGACCAGCCGCTTGCCCACTTGGAAAGCTGAAAGTTGCTGTGCCCGGCCTGGAAGTCTCGCACCGTGACTTTGGTGTGCTGCCAACTGCTGTTGGTTTCACCAATCAGAATGCAGCACTTTGTACCATCGTGGCCAAAGCGCACCGCGTTGTCTGAATTGACCGAGCCAATCAATCGCGCAGACACGTTCACCCAGGAGCCGCTGCTGTAATTGTAGCCGCCCAGCTGCAAAGTAAACGAGGTGTCGGTGGCGTAGTTGTACACGTCCACCGCGAAATACATCATCGTGGCCGTCCACGACTGCGGCAGCGTGATCTTGATGGCGCCGGTAAGGCCGCTACCACCCAAAGACTGCTGACCGCCGCCGGGTGATTTAACAGACAGCACGCCGGCCGCCTCTATTGCATTGGCTACACGCTCGTCGGCGTAGTTAGTGGCATCGGCGTTATCAGAAGGCTTGCCGGTACCGGTGACCGTTGCCCAAACCGCAGACTTGCCCAAATTGGCGCCGTCAGTAAGCTCATTGGTGTTGGTGACGAAGTTACCCACATCTACCCAGGTTGAGCCGTTCTTTCGGCGCAACGATCTGGTGGTCGTATTGTACCAAAGATCGCCTTCTGCGCTTCCTGTGGCGGGCTGAGTGGTTTGAAAGAAGGTCTTGATCTTGGAGTTGGCTGTGGCTTGTGCGGCGTCTGCGGCGCCTTGCGCGGTGACCGCTTTGGAGTCAGCATTGACCGCCGCCTGAATGGCATCGGCCACGCCGGAATCACGAGCCGGTAACCACTGCGCACTGTCTCGGCGATACAGCCTATTGCCGTCGTCGATGTCGAACCACAAATCACCCTCAAGACTCACAGCCGGCTCACTGGCTTGCCAGTACGTTGTGATCGACCCGGAGCCTGCCGAATCCAGAGCTTGTTGAGCCTTGGTATCGGCAGCCGCCGCTGCGCTTTCGGCAGCAGCTAGACGCTGAGAATCTGTCGTGCTGATGTCAGCCAGACGAGCGGGTCTGTCGGTCAGATTGGCGTAACCGGTGCCGCCGGTGATTGTGATCTCACCGCGAAACTCGTTGCTGCCGTCCTCATTAAAGCGAAGCAGCGGCGTTTGCCCGTTCATAATGCTGAACAGAGCCACTTTACTGTCAATCAGCTTTGGCCCCATGGTGACAACCAAGGGCCCGGCCACCGACTCCACTTGCCCTTCGACGCTGATCTTCTCGGTTGCCGCCAAGGTGCCCGTAGTGATGCGCGAGGCGGTGATGCTGACGATCTTTTCACTGGGTATGGCGTTGTTAGCCAGGTTGTCTTCGATGAACTGACGGTCTACCTCGGTGACGTAAGCCCAGGGCGACAAGCCGGTGAACTGACTGATGTCCATGGTCCGGACGTTGTACTCCGCCGATGTTGGGCCGAAGCCCCAGGCGTCGCGACACGTCAGGCGCATGTAGTAATCGGTCTTGCCTTCCAGATTGGTGATCACAATCGGGCCGCCGGCAATGGCCGCTACCTGATTGGCGTCGCTCGGCACAAAGTTGGTTACGGTGCCGACCCAGATCACGGTATCCAGATAATCCGGGTCACGCGGTGGGGTGAACTCAAGTGTTGCCATCATAAAGCCCGCCGACACACTCAGATCGCTCGGCAGGGCCGGTGGTGGATTGGTGACTGCGATGTTGCGCGACGGGGCTTTCTTTTGGTCGGCGCTGATCGCACACACGGTGAACTCGATGTTGCGGTCTACATCACCGTCTGCAATCGCGTCTTGTATCGCGTAGCTGTATTCGTTCGCAGGAACCCGCTGCGAGCGTCTGAGCACCGTTTTCGTGCGCACTTCTACCTGATACGCGACTGCACCGGAAACAGCGTCCCAGGTGATCTCAGCAGCGTTCCCGATAAAGGCGCTTTTTAATCGCAGATTGTTGATTTGCGGCAGCGGCTCTACGGTCTGAACGCTGGTGAACACGCCGGCCACTTTGTCGGTGTTGACCGTGCGCAGCCAGTAGAAGTTGTTGTCAGTACCAGGCGCTGTGTGAATGAAGTATTCCTGCGCACCGCGACCAACTCGGGTGGCTTGACCGGTGTTGTTCACGGTGGCGTGGAACAGCTCGGTTTCCAGGTAGTTCGATTCTTCCGAGTTTTTGAAGTCGAGCCGGATGCCCTCGAAGGCGTACTGACAGGTGACGCTGGTGGGTGGCGCAAGAACTGTGCCAGAGGCGGTGATCGTGATCGCGACCTGCGGTGCGCGGCTGACCGGAATGCGACTGCCAACCCCGTTAGAGGCGACCACGCGGAAGATCAGCGTTTCCCCCAACAGCAGATCGGCAAACTCAAACGAGGTGGCTCCATCGCGCGCAGAGCCCGCCAGGAACGAGCTTACGCCGTCACGTTGAACAAACACATCGGCGCCGCGGTAACTGTCTGGCGCTGTCCACTCCAATCGCACCACTGGAATTTTGGTGGTGCCACTGGCGACGGTGATCTGCGTAGCGGTCAGGTTGGTGACGTTCTGCAGCTCTGGGCTGAGAATGTACACCGGCGGCTCACTGACGATGGTGTCGTTAGTAAAAACCTCTTCTACGTATTCCAGTGCGGAGATGCTGCGCTCTTCGACGTTGCTACCCGAAATGCTGAGAATGCGGAACGGCTTGGCGCGCACCTCAGTCGGTCCAAACAGCCACTTCACGTAAGCGCCGGCCGCAGCGGGCATGGGTGACGACAGCACCAGGGTCTTGGTCTTTCCGGGTAGCGTCATCACCGGGCGGCTTTCGATCGCATCCAAACGGAACAGATCGTAGCTGTCGCCGGCAATCACGGTGGTCATCGGCTCTTCGGTGGTCACACCAAAGCCAGACTCTGCGCGGAAGATCGACTTGACGCCGTACTCATTGCCGCCAATGAACATTCGGTGCGCCCCTGCCTCGCGATACACCGTCTCGCTGATGTACAGGTTGTAGTCGTTGGTCTTGGAGACAACCGTGCCCTGACTCACCAGCAGGTGATCAAAGTTGAGCAGAACCTGGTAGCTCTTGCCGGCCAGCATTTCCACTTCGCGATCAAGACGAATCTCGCCGAAGCTTGAGCCGACCTCGGTACGGCCGCCAAAGTTCCACTTGGGTATGTCGTGCTGCACCAGCACCAGATCGCCCACCTTACAGGCAATGGCTTCGGTTGGGGCTTCCCAGCTGGCTGTTTGCTGAATGTAGCGGTTCATGTTCAGCATCAGCTGGGCTTCGCGTCGAGCTTGCTCTGAGTTGGTGACGCCGATCAGATTCAGACGGGCAATGCGCGGCTCAGTGCCTTGCTGTGCCTGAGTATCGACGATCTTTAACGCCGACTGCTTGTAGCCGTTATCCGCGGGGTAGTAAGTGGCTTCGATTTCGTTCGCACGGTCGGACATTGGCAGCCAGTTCAGTGAGAAGCTGCCGCGCTTGATGTTGGACACGTTGAACATCATGGTCGGGCTGTCGGCGGCTTCGATCGCAAAGCCCATCTTCATACCCTGCGGCACCGGCTTGGCATGGCCACAGCGGAAGACGTGGGTCACCGCGTCCCAGAAATTCATATCGGCGTCAAAGATGCCGTTGAACTCAAGACCGTTGGCGTCGCAGTAGGTCGCCCACTGCAGCAGACCAAACATATCAACGCGGTCGTCGTTGTACCTGGCGCCGTAGCGCTTGTTGGTGAGCATGTCCAGCACGATCCAGGCGGGGTTGGAGCTGGTGCGCTCGACCCATTCAAAGCCCGGCTCGTAGTTGTTCAGCGGCTGACGAATCTGACGCCCTTCCACTTCCACCGTAATGTTGGGCCTTGAATTGAGCTGATCGGTCAGGCGAATCTTGACGCCCAAAAGCGCGGTGTATTTGTAGCGCACGTCCTGCAGCTGGATTTCGTTCAGATCGGTCCAGGCCAAGGTGTCTATGACCTGTGAGTCGGTGGACTCTGCGGTGTTGCGCCTGACGCGAATATGGTAAACACCGCGCCCGCCAATCAGCTTCGTGGACTCGAATGACACCCGGTAGGCCGATGTTTTTTTGCCGCTGATCTTGACGCCCAACGTGAAAGCAGGCACCTGCTGCACGAAGCCGACGGTGACGTTTCTAATTTCGGATGTTGAGCCGCCGTCCTTCCAGTGAGTTGAGGAAGACGTGGTGTAGCTTTGACGGATGTACAGAATGCCGCCGGCTCCTCTGTAGGTACTGTTTCTGAGCGTGCCTGACACCTGATTAGCGGCTAGCTTTTTACCCGCTGCGTCGTGAGTGTAGGTGAACTTCGGCAGTGTTCCGGATTGGTTCGCTTGCGTCTCGATGTCGTACCAAGTGCTTGTGCCGTCTTTGCGGTACTGAGCCGTCAGCGTCTGATTCAGCGCATTACTGTTGCCATTGTCGTCGATCCTGCGCCAGCCTTGCGGGGCTACGATGTCCAGGCGAAAGCGATCAATGGCTGATGAGGTGGTGTAGGTGTGGTAGTTCGTAGACAGCGTGACACCCACGGCCCCGGGTACGATCACATCGTCGAACCAGTTGATCAGCGCCTGATCTGCGTCACCCAGACGCACTTCGGAATACACGTCCGAGAAGTTCTCGATGGGCTGATCATTGACTTCGATGGTGTCGGTCAGTACCGCCCCGATCGGGCCTTCGGACAGCGCAAACAAAGAATACAGGTCTTGCGTCTCGCCGCCGTTAATATTGCGCGTAAACACGTTGATCAGATTGCCGGCGACGCGGTAACGACCGTAAACCACCGGCACCGTGATGCCTTCTCGCGCGGTGTTCTTGGCGCCGTCGATGCCGTAGCTTGGGGAGTCTTTGGTCAAGTCTTGACCGGATGGCAGGGACTGGTCGATGGGCAGTAGTGCGTTGACCAGCATTGAGCCTGCAATGGTGATGCCCACCGTTAAGCCGTAGCCTAATACCGTCAGTGAGCCGACTGTACCGGCAGCTGCGCCACCCAAAGCAACGGCGGCATACGGGGCTGCTATGGCAATGGCAATCAGCGCCACCATACGCAGCACGCTTTTACCACCACCGCTGCCGGCAGGGACCGGGCACAGCACCACGTAATCGCCTTCGATGACTTCACGACTGGCCCACTGGTCTTGGTCCAGCAATTCCCCGTTAATGGACACCGCCAGGTGCGTCTTGTCGGCGACGATAAGATCGGAAACCTTAACGCAATCACTAAGGGGCACAATCTCACGGCGCTGATCGGACACGTCGAACGGGTTAAAAACCTCAATCAGCGTGGCGGTACGAGAAAAGTCAGTGACCAGTGTATTCATAGATTCCTACCAGCCTTCCAGTCCAGTTTAAAAGAGGTTCGATGCAGACGCCGCCGGAATGCTCCCAGGTGTGAACAAACTCACCGGCGTTGATCATGTAGGCGCAATGAAACATGCCTGGAACACGGAACACCGCGATGGCGCCGGGGCGCACCTCGGTCTTGGTCCACAGGCGCAATTCACTTTGAAAGATGTGGCTCACCAGACGACGATCGTCCGGGCTTCGATAATCCGGTATATCGATGCCATCAAGCGCCATGAAATGACGAATCAGACCGTAGCAGTCGTAGTCGCCCGGGCCGCGCCCGCCCATCTTATAAGGGATTCCGATGTACTTGTGGAAGTCAATATCAGGCATTTCGTAGTCCCGGGTAGCCGCCGTAGTTCGAGGCGTTGCCGTGCGCCACGCAGTCGTCGTAGTCGTACTTGCACGCCGGCATGGCACCAACGTAGCCGCAGTCGGCACTCTTGTAGGAAAACGAGCAGCGATCGCGGTACTGGCGCCGGGCCGGGAAGTTGCGATCGAGCAGGTTTTCCGAACCCAGGGTCCAGTTCACCACGTAGTCGTTGGAGCTTGAGCTGACCACCATGAATTGCTCGGAGAAATCCGCGGGGCTGTTGATCGAGTCCTGGTGAAAGATTTTCAGAATCACCAGAAAGCCGACGCCGCCGTTGTACTGCTGCATCCGGGCCTGCAAGTCGCCGGATACGTCCTGCGCGCTGATGCTCATGTTGGCCTGGGCACCGGCTTCGTAGGTAAAGTTCGCCTTAAACGGAAACGCCGTGTATTGAATGCCGTCGAGCGTCATATCCTCGTTGTTGCTGACCAAATGCAGAATCTCGATCGGCACCAGGCTGTTCAACTCTCGAACGTGAACTTCAATCGCCACCAAAAACGTAGTGTCAGAGGCAATCAGGTTTTTGGCTTCAATACTGCCCAGAGAAAAGGACGTGCTCATTTACACCTCGCGCAATTTGAATTGCAGGTTCCAGCGGTGCTCCCCGCCGATGCCGATGTACTTAAAGCCGAGCGTGCCTTGAAAGCGCACGGACAGCGTTTGATTGGTGGTTGGGTCGTTCCAGGTAAAGATGTTGGCCGTACCCCTGACGCTCTCCCAGAAGCTCTCTAAGAGTGCTTTGTCTGCGTTAGTGATCTCGGTAAACCCAGACTCGAAATCGCGCCCAGGGGCGCGTGTACCGCGCGGTCTGGTGATCTCGTACCCGTCTTCGGTGGTGCTGCTGATCGTGTTGTCCCGATGCTCCACAGAGAAATACTGCGAGTCTTCTTTTTCGATCATGCCTGCGGGTGGAAAGTTGGCCATCTGTGTCTCACTTGGTCAGGGCGGATTTGAGCCCGCTGCGGAAGTTACCCGGGCGACTCGCGCCCGACAGCACGATGTCCAGAACGTAACGCTCACCGTCAAAGCTGGGCTGACCCGCTTCGGCCTCCATTTGCTCGCCGGACTGGTTCAGCAGATTCACGGTGACCGACGGTGCAGAGTTGCCGCCGCTGGCACCGCTCATGGTCACCGGAATGGTGCGACCGTCGGGTAGCGGTACGTAGGCTTCGGGTTGACGACCTTCGCCGTACAGGGCCAGCTGGGGCTTGTTCGCGATGCCGCCGTTGCTGTACGCCTTGAGCGCCAGCGAGCCTTTGTTAGTCATAATGCCGCCATTGGCAAAGGCTACGCCGCCTGGGCTTACACCGTATCCGTCGGCCGTCATGGCTGCACCGCCGCCGGCGAACATCGAGCCCAGACCCATTACCAGACCCGCTGCCGCTTTTTGCATCTGCATCTTGATGATCATGCGGGCGAACTCTTCCACGAAGCTGGAAAGCTCAAGCTTGCCTTCCATTAACCCGTCGGTCAGCGTATCGACAAACGAGGTCATGGTGTTTGTCCACAGATTCTGCATCTGTGCGGTGCCGTCGCCCCACTGCGTAAGCAACTCCTGCATGGGCGTTTTCATGTCGTCGGCCATTTTACGGCTAATGGCATCCATGTAATCGGCAAACGCTTGCAGCTGCTCCGGGGTCAGTTCGTCGTTGGCGGCTTTCCAGGCTAGGGCCTGTGCGCGCAGCTTGTCGTACTGAGCCTCCACTCGCTGCATTTCCGGCAGCAGCTCGGTGTTCATGGCGTCGGTCGCGGATTGGATTTGCTGAACAGTGGCAGCGCGGGCGTTGATGTCGATCTGCCGGCCCAGCTCCGCAAGTCTGGCCAGACCCTGCTCTTTGCCTTCTTTGTTACTCAGTGCGTCCAGTTCTACGCCGACTTCGGCCAACTTGGCTTTCAGTTTCTCAGCTTCAATCGCATCGCGCAGCAGCGGGTTGCTGTTCTCGCGCTGGGTGAACTTGCTGTTGACCATGCCGGTGAGTTGATCGATGCGCTCCATGGCGTCAGCGAACGCTTTGGTTTCGGCGTTCTGAGCGTCGAACCGTTTGCGCGACTCCCACAAGGCATCCATTTCGCGCCGAGCCAGGCCGAGCTGGGCCGCGGTAAGCTTGCCGAAAGAGTCCATCGCGTTCATGGCTTCAAATTCAGCCAGATAGGCGTTTTCTTCTTCTGCTTTGGCGTCGTACTTGGCGGCAATTTTACGCTTAGACAGTAGGAACTTCTCGAACGAGTCCAAAGCCGCATCGTTCTTTTTGTTTTCGATCGTCTCGACGTTACCCGCGTCGCCGTCAAAAACCTCAAGCGCTTTGGCTTTGGTTTCTTCGGCTCTCTTCATGCGCTCCTGCGCGTCGATCACGGCGGCATCGCCAGCTCTGGTGTTTAGAGCGCGCTGCTTTTCAATTTCAGCTGCCTGCAGCGCTATCTGCTCATCGTAGAATTTAGCGGTGCCAGCCAGCTGCTTACCTTCAATCTCTTTTCTTTGAGCCGCAAACTCAGCATCTGTTTTGGCGCCTCTATCATTGATGGCGTCCTGTAATTCTTTTTTGGTGGCGTTTCTGAGATCGCGCAACTGAGTGGTTGCCAGGTTCTGAATGGTGCGCTCAAACGAATCGACAGCCGCAGTTCGCTGCTCTTCTCTGGATACCTTAATGATTTGCTTGGACGCATCGTAAGAGTTAATTGCAAAAAGTCGATCCAGCTTCGACTTCTCAATTTGCAGCAGCCGGTATTGCTTGATTTCGCTTGCTCGATTTCGCAATTCAGCGGGAGTCATACCCGTCTTGTCGCTTTCCATGACGCCGGAATCTTTGATGGTAGCCATCTGCTTGTTGATTGCGTCGTAGCGATCAACCTGCGCCTGAAGCGCGTCTGTCTGCTCCTTGGTGACAAACGCAGGATTTAAACCATCAATGGCCTTGGCCGTGTCATACGCCTTGTCTTTGAGCTTGTCCATACCAAACATGAGTGCCGGCAGAGCGATCATGGCGACACCGATCCAGCCACCCATCGCCGTCCACAAACCTCTGAATGCAGCCGCTGCTCGATTCGCTGCTACAGCAAGCTGCGCCAAAACCACACTCTGAATCCGAGCGTTGGTGTTGAAGTTGCGGTTAAAGCCGTTAATGATGCGAATCCGCTCGCCGGCCCGGGTCATCTCGGTACGCATGGTGCGGAAGCCACCCGTAGTTCTGGTTATCGCGCCTCTGACCGCCGTGAACCCGCCGACCAGAGATGTCCAGTTGTTTTTAACCTTCATAACGAGCCAGAAAGCGGCGGCGTATTTGGTCACGTCTACAATCACGTCGCGGTATTTGTACATCTCGGCGATGACGAGGGCGACGCTGTTGATGGTTGAAGTCATGGCCTGGCCCAGCGTCTGCATGGCCTGAAAGAACGCCGGGTTTTGCATGAAGTCTTCCACGAAGAAGCTCAGCTGACCCTTGGCGGCGTCGAAGAACCCGGCTTCACCGATAACTTTGGCAGCCATGGTGAACGACGTTTTCATGCGGTTGATCAAACCGTCCCAGGTTTCCGACATCATCAGTGCGGCGCCGGAGTTCTCGATGTTCATCTGGCGACCCATGGCGGTCAAAGCGTTCTTGGCTTCCAGCGTACCGGTGGACACCACATCCACCAGTTCGGCCATGGTGACGCCCATGGAGCGAGCCATCACCTGCATTGCATCAGGAACGGCTTCACCGAGCTGCTGACGCAATTCTTCCATCGAGATGACGCCTTTGCCGGACATCTGCTGAATCGCCACAGAGGCGCGCTTAAGCGATTCTGCGCTACCACCAAACTTGGCCACGGAATCCACAAGTCCCTGAAACAAGCCGTCCATTGGGTCCAGGCCAGCGGCTTTAAACTTTACGAAGGAGTCGGTCAGTGCGGCGATTTCAAACGGCGAGCGACGCGCCATGTTGAACAGGAAGTCCATGCTCTTGGTCGCGTCTTCTTGCGCTTCGGCAAAGCCACCGGTGACGGTGGACAGACCCACCATCAGTGTCTTCATCTTCTCAAGCTGGGCGTTCGATCTGATCACCGCCATGGGCATGGCGAACAGCAGTGCGTTGACGTTTTCTAAGGCGTGACGAGCAAGACCCAGCACAATAACGGTGTCGCGCAGAGAGCGACCCCACCGGCGGTGTGCGTCTGCGTGTCTATCCAGCGATTGATCGCCTTCTCTGAGTCTGCGGCCGAAGCGACGTAAGTCGCCCTCTGCACCAGAGATCGTGCCTCTGAAGTTTGCATCATCTAACTCAAGCCGTATTACGATCGCACTGGTGCTCACTTAACCTCCGGTCATCATCTTTGCAAATTTCATCTTGCGATCTTCATCGCCTTTGACGATTAACGAGCGCTTGATTTCGGCTGTGTCTCCCAACTCCAACACCAGAATGTTTGTGGTCTTTTCCAGTGCGTCTTGATTCGTGAGCGCTACGCCGACGTTGATGCCGCGTAAGTCAGACTCCGCACGTATGCGGGCAATCTGACGCTCCATGCTCCAAAAACGACGAGAGGGCATTCGTAAAATTTCCTCGTCGTTCATGCCGTAGAAGTGGGAAAACCGTGCAAAGATGAACGCGAAGTCCAGCCCTACGACTTTTTTTCAGGCTCGCCTTTGTCTGCGGCGTCTTTGGTCACGGTCAGCATGTCGGCCGCCGCGTCGTTCAGTTCCTTGTCATTCAGGAACTCAACAATTCGAATCATTTTTTCCAGGCTCAAACCGCCCACTACCTTCTTTGGCATGGAGGGTAAAATGTCCTGAACGGTCTGACGCATGTTGGCTAAAAACGCCAAGGGATCGTTTAAATCCTCGCCGCTGTTTTTAGTGGCCTGCATACGAGAGATCATCTGGTCAACGGTCTGTTCGGCAACTTTGTACTGTGCACCGCCGAACTGAACCACTCGCTCGATAATGGCAAGTTCATCCAGATTAAGTAGTTTCACGTCACTCATGGGTTTCTCCGATGGGATAATTGGCCCCCGAGGGGGCCGCGACTTACTAACAGATAAGTAAGTCTATTACGCCGTAGCGGTCTTGTCACCATAGGTGAACAGCAATCCGTCTTGTGTGCGGTCTGGGTAGCCCTTGAACGTGGTGTTGAATACTCGCTCTTCGTCGTACTTGTACGCGAAGTTCATGGCGCCGGCGGTTGCTGCCAACGGAATGATCAAGTCTTCTGACACGTCGGAGTCTGGCAGGTTGATCGGGTGCAGAATCAACTCTTTGGCGCGCGACAGCAAAGAGATGCCGGTGCCGGAAGTGATCTGTGCCTTCATCTTGGTCGGATCGGCGCTGTCCACGACCTTGGTTGTACCTGGCATCAACAGAATCATGTTGTCCAGAGTGGTTTCGGCCAAAGGCGCCGACACGGTGATGTTACGACCCATGATGGTTTCGTTGGCAACGGTGTCACCGAACTGATCCACTTTGGTTTCTTTGGTGGTGGTTTCGACAGTCACCTCGACGCCGCCCATGGTCAGACCGAGGTCTTGGCCATCGAACGTAATCTTGCAGGTGCCCATTTTGATGTTCTCAGCAGAACTGGCCATGTATTCGTCTCCTAAACGGGTTGGGTGAACGCAAACTCAAAATTAACGGACGCTTCCAGCAATCGACTTTCGGCGCGTGGGAAGACCAAAGGGTTGTTCATGGGTATGATGAACCGGAAGTTCATGTCGCCAATCGTTACCCCCTGGACAGTAAGCGCGTTGGACACGCTGTTCAGAGTATCAATCAGATCGGCGTGCAGTGATCCGCGGGCAATCACCTGGAACTCGCCACGACGCAACTGATTGACGTATTTGTTTCGGAGTATGGGCATCTGCGAGGTCACCAGCAGACCCCGGTTTACAGCTTCGGGCATCCCGTAAGCGAACAGGTCACGACCCGGGTTGCCGAGTCCTTTGCCTTGCATGTACTGAACGATGCTTTCCAGATTCATCAGCGTCTCACCTCGTCGGCAACAATGGCTTTCGCCTTGGCGGTAATCTGAGGCTCAAGCTCTTGCCAGGCCCGGCTCAGGTACTTTGCCCCGACCTTCTTGCCGTTGGAGTTGGCCTTGGCTTTGGACGCATCGCCGAGGTTGTAGACGCCTTCGTGCATCAGCACGTCGTAGCGTTCGCCGTACTTGGCGTAGCCTTCGCCCAGTTTGCTTGGGTCCACGCCGACGGTTTCAACGGCGCGAGCGCGGCCCATGAAGCCTTCTTTGCTTTCGGCCACCACGATCGCTTCTTCCAGATTGCCCTCGTCGACCGGGGCAAACTCGCGCGCCAGATCGCGAATCTTGATGGCTGAGTTACGCATGTGGCGCAGCAGTTTCTTGCTGGTGCGCTGCTCTGTGCGTCGCAACTTGACCACCGTCTCGCTCAAACCAACCACTTTTAGTCCCATCGGCCTATGTCCACTTGATAGTGATTCACCAGCCCGTCCATGTCGTAGCGCGGGTACACGTCCAGAATTTCATAGGCGGTTCCGCGCACGGTGATCAGATCGCCGTTGAGCGGGGCGATGCGATTCTCAATCAACAGCCGACCCTTAACCACGCTTTCATCAGCTCTGCCCTGAGAGCCGGACTTATCGGTACGAATGGAGGTGGGTTGCGTCGCTTTCTCAATGCGCGCCACCGACAGCCCGACCGATCGAGAGCGACCGTAAGTGGCCTCCCCTGTTACGGAGAAGCCAGTGGGGCTTTTAATCTGCCCGCGCATTTGCGGCATAAACGTACTGGATGGAAACATAGCGCCATTTTACCAAATCTTGACCACAAAACATACTAACGATCAAGTATGCCGTGGATGAGCAGAGTTGAGCGCGGGTGCATCTTGTCGCGCTGCACGGTTTCAAAATCACCAAGGTTCATCATGCGTGTTGCCTCTAACGCATTAGATAAGGCGCAGACCAGATCGCCCCGGGCCAGCAAGAGTGCATACACCAGAGCATTGGTCAGTGAGAAAAGATTCTGTTGCGTCTCAATCTGAACATACGCGATCGACTTGGTTCTGCGACCCAGGCTGTCCGGCCGGTACATCAGTTCGATGATGTCGGTGGGTAGTGGATTTATATCGCCGGGTGCCGTCAACTGCCGCAGTCGTTCGCGGCGACGCAAGATCACTAGAAATGCCTGGTCCCGCTGCATCTGCGCCATAAAGCAGCGCTCTATCTCTTGCGCTGTAAGCGACTCCAGATCACGACTAGCACTCTGGGTAGCATTGCTGCGAAACACGTCACCAGCGAGCTTGTACGAGCTTGCAGCGGCAACCTGAGCAGCTGACACCGCTAACGTGCGAACGGTGGTGCGCTTTAACTCCAGATGCGCTGCCATGCGTCGCTCGAACAAGCCGATCTCACTGGCTTGAGCGCCGGAAAGCACTGAGTCGCCGTACCAACCGCGGTACAACCCCGACAGCTCTTCGTACAGAGCGGCCAGGCGACTTGCCGCGATCATCAAGTCAGAGCGAAACTTAGCCGCGTCCAATGCGCGCACCCCAGTTGACAATGCCACGCAGCTCATCAATGGCCGCACGACAGCAAGGCAGGCTCAACGGCTTTGAGCTGCGAAAGAAGTGGGCGCTCTCACCGGCCGAGTCGGAGATCAAGCCAGCGCGACGCCGGGCCTCAATCGGGTTACCACCCAGAACGTCGTCAGCCTCGATGACCTGGGCGCGCAGCAGGCGCTGGTAGGTTTTTGGCGCCAGATTCAGGATGTCCACATCGATCAGCTCACGCGTGGAGCCCTTGTCAAAGCTGTCAGTGCCGCGCAAGTCTTCAAACCGCACCGGCAGCTGGCCCAGGTTGTTCCAGGCTTGCGTCAGTGCGGAAATCTGATCGTCCTTGGTGGCGTAATGAAACGTCTTGAGGTGAATCATTTCAGACGCGATAACCAGCATCTCGGGCAGCGTTGAAAAGGAGTTACTACCCACCACCAAAGCTTCGCCGCTTCGGATAAAATAGACGATCTCAAAAATCTGAGAAAGGCCGTTTTCATCGGTGGCGTCAATTTCAACTCGACGGTAATTCTTGGCTTCGCCTGGCTCCAAATCATTGAGCGTGGAGCTTACAATCAGTTG